CAGATCGCCAACTCTACCCTCTGCTTCGCGGCGTTTGGCAGTCAACTTGTCGATCCGCTTTAGTAGCCCTTTTTGAGGGCTTGGCGAATCGTCAGCGTCTGCCGCCGGTTCAACTTCCGTAGAATCTTCCGATTCAGTTTGAGAAAGAACTTCTTCGGCTTCTCCTTCCTCCGGTTGTTCGTCACTCGACGATCCTTCGGGAGGAGACTCCTCACTTTCCGCGTTCTCCACCGGGTCTTCGGTGGCCGGGGCTGGTTCCGGTTCTGGGGCAAACAACATTTCCAGTTGCCCCGCCAACCCATCAACGTCAGTCGCCTGACTAGGATCAACTCCGATAGCTTCCGTCGATTCTGAAGGGCTATCACCTTCAGCTACTTTGTTTTCACTCATGCAATTTTATAGCCCAGCAAGTGGGCTGGCAGCGGATGTTTAGCGAATCCCGCAGAAATTCGTACACGCCTGTTTAACGCTACTTGGGCCGAAAAGTATAGAAGGTTTCAGAGAATCTTTTGACTTCGGGAAGGTCTAGGGAGGTTTAGGCCGGTATTTAATTTAACTTTGCCAACGCCATCTCCCTCAAGGATTCTATATGTTCCTTAAACTCCAGCAGTCCCTCCGATCTCCCGCATTGGTGCGTCCTATCCTCCCCCTTGGTCTCACTACTCACCGCCGCCGCTACCTCCACCTCGATGGCGGCTCGTAGGTTGTCCATGACTGCGTCCCACAGTCGGCTCTTTTCAAATCCAAATGGCTCTAGTTGCTGTCTCACGTTATTTGGTTAACTCCGATACGCCCTATTTCTGCGTTCTGTTGCTGCATAACGGACATCTGGAGATTCTTGGAGTAGTTTTCGAACAGTTGTGTAAACAACTCGTCGCCCTGCATAGCTGCTTGCGCTTTCGGGTTACGCCCAACAATTTCCTGTGCGTACTGCATCTTGGTCTGCGCCGCCGGGTCGTTCTCCACATATTGTGGTTCCATACCCAACATCATAGAGCCAATATCGCTCTTCACGCCTTCGTACATTTTCTGGCTGGCGGTGGACTTATCCACAATCAACTCTTCGGCAATGTCGGGGCTAATTGCCCTAGTAATCATGGCGACCAGCTTGTTCCTATCTAACACACCTCCAACATCCTGTGGAACCACATACTGGGCAATAGCCGACAGCTTGCTGTTGACATACTCCGTATCCATCTCCCTAACGTCGAACTTCAGCACGAAATCAAACTGGCGCATACCCATCTGCGGCACATTCTCCGCTCCAGAAATGCGCTGCATCTCTTCCACGCTCAAATACTGAAGCGTCAGCGCAAACATCTGCTGGTACGCCTCTGTCCAAGTTGTTAACCAGTTATTGACAGCCCGTTGTTGTTTCAACTGGGTCTGGGTTGCTGGCACAGCGGGGTTCGACCTTCCGAAATACTCGTCAGCCTGTTTAGCGACGATCTCAATCAGATTCATCGCCGTGTTAGGAGTTCTGGCCGGGGGGCGCATAAACTCGTACTCGCCCGGCTTTGTCACCGGCAACTGCACCGCTGGGCCAATCTTGTTGGTCAACCCAAGCCGCTTACTCACCATAATGGGTGGAAGCGTCTCAAAACTGGTCGAGTCAAAAATAGAATCCCGCTGGGTCTTAATCTCGTTCTGCCAAGTGCGACAAATGTCAGGCACTCCTCGGCTCTCCGTTATCCTACGCTTCAACCGCTCTCTGCGATATTCCACGAAGGGGTAACGGCAATGGGAGTAGTCTAGAAGTTCGTGCTTCGCGTACAATTCCGCCCCGTCTACCTCATTCGACATGAGTGGGTTGAATATGGTGTAGTATATTCCCGGTACGCCGTTCTTATCCACTTGGCGACTGTACGCATACACTACCTCCACCAGATTGTCGTACATCGTCAGGCTCTTGTTGATCGACAAGTCTGTGATGTTCTGGCTGAAATCGTGGAACTCCGCAGACTTACCCGCCGTCTTAATAACTTCGTCAACCCAATCCTCGTCCCAAGCCTCATCCACAACTTTCGCCCGAAGCTCGGCCTCCGTCAGGAACATCCTTCGGAAAATAACGCGAGCCGATTGTAAGTCTACCGTCTCTGGCGGGAACGAAATTTCTTCCCACGGCTTCAATGCCGCCACGGTCGGTTGGTTCACAGCGACGTATGCTTGCGGAATAATCGTCTCCCCATCTTCACGCAACTCCTTAACAGCCGAACGGGCCTTGGCCACTTCCACGCCGGGGAACATGGACTCGATAATCTCTACCACGTTCCCCTCTTGCGTCTCGTCCATTATCATTTCAGGCAAACTCTTTAACGGATCGCCCGCCTCCATGTTCGCCGACATCTGGACAATCTCCTCCATTGTCACAACTTGTGGCTTCAACGCGCTCTTCTGTTCCCACCCAACATGGAGACAGGCCCACCCATACTGATTCCCGTACTGGGCAAGTAGCTCCGCCTCTTTATTCAAAGTGTGGTACAGCTTGGTGTCGAGTTGCCACCGCATAATGTTGTTCGCCACCGCCGATTGCTCGGCATCCCCAACCTCCGTACCGCCAACCTTCAAGCTGGAACGACTGAACGCCGTGGTCAACATATCCACAGAATCGTTAATTATTGAATCCGCTAAAGGAATTCGCGTGTCAGAAGCTCCGTCCCACGGGAATGCCTGACTCCCCTCCTTCATGTTGGAGTCGTGCTTCTTACCGTCCTCGCTCTGGGAATCCCATCGGGTATACCGAACGTCATCCATTTCCGCGATTTTCTCCAGAGAGTACCCTTCATCAAGGGATCGAATATACTCTCCGGCCAACTCTCTTATATCGGGCGTATCTGATGCCGCCGCTAGTTTATCATTGTCCATAATTAAGATGTGCTAGTAGAGACGATTTATAGTACCGTCTCTGGTTACCCATAGTTCTGTAAATTTTCAGTTTCCCCTTATCAGCCAACCTAGCCAAATACTTACGCTCCAAGCCCGTCAGGTCTTCAGCTTGGCTAACTGTCAATAGTAGGGGTAGCTCCTGTATCGTCATTCTAATATCCGCGTATTCCAGTTCCTTGGAAAGTGGTGTCGTTCACATGAATAGGTTCCATAACCGCTAAATATCTCAAAGTGTCTACCGGGTCTTTAGAAGCCCCCTTCTCTCCGTCCCGACCCGTCCACTCCTGCAAACTGTATATGATGTTCCCACAGTCCCGGCTAACGAACAGGTTTGGTTCGTTCATTACGTCCACCGTTTCGCTCTGGTCGTAGTTCAACCAATCGTTAATTATCGTCAAGCCATTCGCTATCGAAATCCCAGCGGCTTGGTTAAAGTACAACGGCTTCTCACCTTCCGCCAGTAAATCAATAATAGACGTACCCCCCTCCCTACCGGCGGCCTGTGTCGCCCCGGCTCTAGGATCGATGTACCTCTCTTCTATGTCCTCGTCGCCCTCCAGTTCTTCAACGAGGTCTTTCAACTCCTCCACGCCTCGACCTCCCCCAATGCTTTGGGCCGGGCCAATCGCCCCATCCAGCTTGTCGGACGGGGTGGCCCACTCCCCAAAGGTGTCTCGGTCGGGCCACTCCCTGTAGATATACCTCCGCCCCTTCTCATCCACCCGTAGCCATAGCATGAACCAGTTTCGATTCCACGCTGGGTCAACGGCCAAATAATTCGTGCCACTAGGGATTTTATCAGAGTCGATAAGGTGGGCATGACAGAATTTAGGAAATTGGTTACCCGTCAGGTTTTCAGCATACCCGTATGCCCGCAACTTGATCTGGATGCTGGTTTCCCCCTTCAAGGTTTTCACCATCTCCGAATACGGGTTGTACGGGTTCATGGCCGTGAAGAACCAGATAATGCGACCACTACCCTTCCTGTTCTCTGCGGTATAGGGCATACAGCCAGCAGGGCATCCCGCCACATTTACATTGCCGGGTAGCAGCGGGCTAGGCTTCGACGCCAATAAGGTCATGCCTGTTAAATACTCCTTAACGGTCGGCGTGTACCCATCCACGGGCGTAAACGTGATTAGCAGCCTACCGGACTTGGCGTGGCTCGCGGCCCTCGTAACTAGCCTAAACCGAAGGGTCTCAATCCATGTGATCGGTACAAGCTCATCACACCAAATCATGTCCACCTCACCACCCTCAATCACTCGCATCTCCTGCGAATAATTCATAAACCAACATTGGGAGCCGTTAGGGAGGATGAAGGTGTTCTCGGTGAAGCCGTTCTTTTGCGAAAAGCTCACATTCTGAACGCGGCCCTTCCTAATGTTCTTCCACTCTGTTGGGATGTACTTGTATACGAGTTGCTGCTGATCTCGGATGCTGGATTGGGCGGTCATCCCTAGCACCCAAACTTTCGACCCCTTTTTTTCGACCATCATCTGGACAATTCGCTTGGCCGCGAATTCTGATTTGCCCGCCCGATTGCCCCCTTGGATCAGTAACTCGTTAACCCCCTCCCACAACTCATCCGCATCTTTCCAATGCTCTGGCTCAAACCCATATCTATACGGGTCACCTTTCTCTAACCGGATCAGTTCCTCCCTCTTCTCCAGTAGCTTGGCTAGCTCGTCCAGCCCTGCATCTCCACGCTCGGCAAACTCCTGCATCTTTTCCTGCGAAGGAACGATGAGAACGGGATGCGCTGTGGGGGTGAAGGCCAT